CAACAAAGATAATAAAATTATTCTGGGCTCCTTCGGGAGCCTAGATAATTAGGAGAAAATTATGCCAAATGTATCAGGAGTAAAAAGTAAACAAGTAATATTCGGAACTGACACAGATGCAATTTCTGTAGCAGCAACAAACACTACTTTATCTTTATTAAATAGTGGGCCATGGGTTAACGCTCAAACGGTTACTCTAACTTCTTCAGCTGACAACTCAGGAATAACTTTTGTAGTTGTAGGAAAAGATGCTAACGGAGATGCTCAAACAAGTGCAGCAACAACTGGTCCAGATTCAACTACATTAAGTGTAGCTGGTACTTGGACAGAAGTTACAAGCATTACTGCAAGTGGATCAATTACAACAGACATATCTGCTGGAATAACATCAGGAGCTGCCACAGGAGTTATTTTTGGTGGTAGAACTAGAGTTAGAGGAATGACTGGAGTTGCTGGTGGTGGAGCCGGTATTATTTATATTAAAAACAGTTCAGCAACGTCTACAAACAGACTTGTTGTGGATATAGATAGTGGAGAAGCAATTGAACCATATATTCCAGATGATGGAGTTTTATGTCCAGATGGAGCTTATTTTGCATACTCAGGAACTGCAGTAGTAGGATTGTCTATACAGTACGACGGGTAGGAGGTTAGATGGCTAACACAACTTCCGGCTCTTATGTTTTCGATAAGAACCTAGGCATAGACGAAATCATAGAAGATGCATACGAACGTATTGGTATGCAAGGTGTGTCGGGCTATCAACTTAAAACTGCCAAAAGATCATTAAATATTTTATTCTCTGAATGGGGCAATAGAGGGCTTCAATTTTGGGAAGTAAAAAATCAAAACGTTGCATTAGTAGATGGGCAAGCTGTTTATACTTTTTATCGTTCCCCGGCTGATGGTACATCTAGTGGAATTTCAACTACATTATCCGCAGGAATAAATTCAAGTGTTGCGACAATTGGAGTTGCTTCAGTTACCGGCATGCCAACAACCGGTGGAATCATAACTATTAACAGTGAACAAATTACTTACAGTGGGATATCTAGTTTAAACTTAACTGGATGTGTAAGAGGTGTTAATGGAAGCACGGCTGCTTCTCATAGCACAAGTGACGCAGTCTTACAGTTTCCAAATGGAATGACAGATATTCAAGAAGCAGATTATAGAGTAAAATCAACTTCTGTTGACACCCCTATGACAAAAATTAGTAGATCACAATATCAAGGTTTTTCAAATAAAACTTCAAGTGGTCTGCCTACACAATACTGGGTTCAAAGATTTATAGATAAAGTTACAATGACTTTATATTTAACCCCAGGTGCAGCTCAGGATGGAAATTATATTAATTTTTATTATACAAAAAGAATTGATGATGTTGGGGCATATACAAATGCCACTGATGTACCCTATAGATTTGTTCCATGTATGATTTCAGGTTTAGCATACTACTTAGCTGTAAAATATGCACCAAAAAGAGTTCAAGAATTAAAATTATTATATGAGGACGAACTATTAAGAGCAGAGGATGAAGATGGTTCTTCTAACTCTACTTATATTTCTCCTAAAATTTACTATCCGGGGGTATAATGACTACTTTTTCGCAAGGCAAATATGCTTTATCTATATCTGATCGATCGGGCATGGCTTTTCCATACAATGAAATGGTTAGAGAATGGACAGGTGCATGGGTGCATATGTCAGAATATGAACCTAAGTCTCCACAGTTAGATCCAAAACCTACAAGTGCAGACCCACAAGCTTTACAAAGAGCTAGACCTGCTAGAACAGAATTTCCCACAGAAGATTTTTTAATAAATAATCCTATTACAACTGCAGCTGCTGATGCAACAGTTACTATAGCTTTTAAAAATGGTGCTATGCAAGTAAATGATTTTGTTAGATTAAGAGATGTTAAATCTCCTGTAGGTGGTGTTGCTATATCTACTTTACAACTTTCTACAACTTTAAACGGGGCTATTACAGATTCTGCTACAACAATTACTTTGGCTGATGGTTCAGCGTTTCCTACATCAGGTTTTATTGTAATTGAAAAAGTTTTAACTTCTACTGATACAAGCGATCCTTTAAAAGTTGGGACATATCAAAACGAAGTAATAGAATATACAGGAAGATCCAGTAATGATTTAACAGGATGCACTAGAGGAACAAGTGCTCCATATAGAGGTCTGTCTCCTCAAAACACAGTAGCAGATTCTCATGCAACTGGAGCAAAAGTTTACGGTGCGTATAAAATAGCCACTCTTTCTACCATACAAGAATTAGCTGGTTATAATGATAGCGCTGGCGATCCTGCATACACTACTATTCAAACAGGTTTTACATTTGAATTAGTTAGTAATGCTAGTAGCACAGAAACAGGAGGCGGTTTACAATGTACAATTGGACCGATTAATGATAGAGGTTAATTATGTCAGGAGTTAAAAAATACGATTACAGCACATTAACTGCAGCGATAAGAAATTATACTGAAGTAGATGATAGCGTTTTTACACAAGCAATCATTGATGAATTTATAATGGGTGCTGAATTTAGAATTTATCAAGAGCTGCCTATGGATTCTGACAGGTTTGTTCAAGAAGGTGTTCTTGCTGCTGATGACAATACAATTAATTCACCAGCTGGAACTTTATTTATTAGAGGAGTAGAAGTATTTAATTCTACTGCTAACACAGAAGGTAATGGAACGTGGTTAGAGAAAAAAGATCAAACATATTTATCAGAATATGTGTATAGATTAACGGGACGAGAAGGTGACCGAACGGCTCAGGACGTAACAGGTTTTCCCAAATATTATGCGATGTTTGGTGGTGCTGATAATACTACAGATACTTCATCAGGCGGCATGTATGTAGCCCCTACACCTGACGCTAATTACAAATTTAGGGTCTATTATAATAAAATGCCTAATGGTCTTGGATCCGGCACTGGTTTTAATAATAATACTTATTTAAGCACATATTTCCCACAAGGTCTATTATATGCATGTCTAGTAGAAGCTTTTGGATATTTAAAAGGTCCAGTTGATATGTTGACATACTACGAAAATAGATATAAAAATGCAGTACAACAGTTTGCAGGGATGCAACTTGGAAGACGAAGACGAGATGATTATACTGACGGAACAGTTAGAATACCAGTCAAGTCACCGTCTCCGTAAATTGAGGAGAAAAAATTATGGCAATAACATCGGCAATATGTAACAGTTTTAAAACAGAAATTTTAAAAGCTGTACATAATTTTACAGCTACTACTGGAAACACTTTTAACATTGCGTTATATACTAGTTCAGCAACTTTAAGTGCATCTACAACTGCTTACAGTTCATCAAACGAAATTACTAACTCATCTGGATCAGCTTATTCGGCAAAAGGAAAAGCACTAACAAGTGTTACACCAGCTTTAGATTCAACAACTGCAGTTTGTGACTTTGCAGACATCTCTTGGACATCTGCATCTTTTACAGCTAACGGTTGTTTAATTTTTAATGACACCGCAACAGGTGACCCTGCAGTTTGTGCAGTGGCTTTTGGAGGAGACAAAACAGTTTCTTCTGGAACATTCACAGTTCAATTTCCAGCGGCAGCAGCAACGACAGCTATAGTTCGAATAGCATAAGGAGGAACTCCTTATGGCATCAATTTGGGGTGGCGATAGTCCTTCAGTAGCCTGGGGATATAACTCTTGGGAATCTAATACTGTTACAATTTCTTTAACAGCACCATCATCTTTAACTTCATCTTTAGGATCAATTGCAGCTTTTTCTGAACAAGGATGGGGATCAGATAGCTGGGGATATGAAAATTGGGGAGAAAGTGGTTATGCAGTCACTCTTTCTGGATTATCCGCAACTTCATCTGTAGGTGAATTAGTTGCTTATTCAGAACAAGGTTGGGGTAGAGATTTCTGGGGTGAAGAACCATGGGGAGAAAGTTATGATCCTACTATTCATTTATCTGGTCTTGGTTTAACTTCTGCTCTTGGAACTCCAACTGTAACAACAGAAATAAATACCGGTTGGGGACAAGACGGATGGGGTGTTGAAAACTGGGGTCAATCAGGATTAACCGTTATTGTTGACGTTGAATCTAGCGGAGTAGCAACAACATCATTACCAGACACAACATGGGGCGCTCAAGGTTGGGGAAGTTCTTCTGACTCAGGAACTGTTGGCAATACTTGGGGTGGAGATTTTATTTTAAATGTAGCAGATGTCATGGGAGTGACAGGAGTTTCGGCAACATCTGCAATAGGTTCTCCAACAATTATATTATCACCAACAGTTACATTAACAGCACCTTCAGGTTTAGAATCTAATGTTGGAGCTTTAACACCTACCGAAATGATTGTAGGAGTATCTGGTTTTGGTTTAACTTCTAATGTAGGAGCAATAACACCTTCAGATGTTGTTGGTATAAGTAGCGCAGGAGTAGGAACAACCGGAGTTGGATCAATTGTTATTGACGAAAGTTTAATAGTTGACATTACTGGCGTAGGAGCAACTATTAGTATAGGATCTGTAATAACAGAAGTTGCCTATACCTTAACGGCACCTGCAACTTTAACGTCTGGAGTAGGCGCAATAACACCTTCAGATGTTGTAGGATTAACTGGTGTAGAGGCCACAATAGCCGTAGGAAATGTTGCACCATTAGGTTATTTTGATATTGATATTACTGGAAATACAAATTATAATGATATTGACATAACAGGAAATACATCTTATACAGATGTAGCTTAACTGAAAAGAGCACAGGAGAAAAATTATGGCATCAACTTATACGGATCTCGGCCTAGAATTAATGGCTACTGGTGAAAATGCCGGTACATGGGGAACAAAGACTAACGCAAATTTACAACTTATTGAACAATTAACTGGTGGATATTTAGAAGTATCTATTGCAGGTGGTGCTCAAACTACAGAATTAGATATCGACAATGGTGCTTTAACAGGTAAAGCTCAACAAAGAGTTATTAAATTAACAGGATCTATAACTGGAAACCAAATTGTAACAGTCCCTCTTCTTACTGAGACATTTTATTTTATATACAATGCTA